TTCGCATCACTAATGAAGAATTTGTAGCAATTAACCGCAATGACTTAGGTGGTAAATATGATATTAAGCTTAATATTTCTACTGCTGAAGCGGATGAGCAAAAAGCTAGTGAGTTAGCTTTTATGCTACAAACTATGGGTAATACTATGCCCCCAGAAATGAGTTTTATGATCTTAGCTGATATCGCTAAATTACGCAAAATGCCTGATTTAGCTAAACGTATTACTGAGTATCAACCTCAACCTGATCCGATGGCACAACAGAAAGCTCAACTTGAACTTGCACTATTACAAGCTCAAGTAGCTAATGAAACTGCTAAGGGTCGTGAGAATGAAGTAGATGTAGCTCTTAAAACAGCTAAAACTGAAACAGAACAAGCTAAAGCAAGGAGTATGCACAGCGGTTCTGATTTATCTGATCTTGATTTTGTTGAAAAAGAATCTGGAGTAACTAGTGCACGAGATGCAGAATCAGCTGATAGAAAACATGCTCAAAATATGGAAAGTAAAGAGTATGATCGAGAATCTAACATGAATACAAAGGAGCATGATAGGTTAGCTGGTCTTGATAAAAGTGCATTTGACGCATTAACTAAACCATAAGGAGTTACATGAAAGAAATCGAGCAAGTTGAAATTCAAATTGAAATGGCTAATAAGTTAAGAAAACTGCGAGATAATTGTATTAAATTAACTGAAAGTAAAGCATTTAAAGATGTTATTACTGAAGGTTATTTTAAAGAAGAAGCAGCTAGATTAGTTATGGCTAAAAGTTCTAATCTTAGCCCTGAACAGATGAAACTTATTGATAACATGCAATACGGTATTGGTGCATTAGCTAACTACATTGAATCAGTTATGAGACGTGGTGCTGAAATGGATCAAGCTGTAGGAGAGCATGAACAAACTAGAGAAGAAATTTTAGCTGAGGAGGTAGCTGTATGACTCAAACCTCTTTAGGCTTATCTGATGCAGAATTTTTAGAAAAAAATCCTGCTGATTTATTATCTGAAGATAATAATCCAGATACAGAAGAATCAACTGATCAAGAAATTAAATCATCAGATCAAACTGATGATAATAATGATGTAACCTCTGATACGCAAGTAGAAGAGGATAGTAATGCACAAGAGCAAACTGAAGATACCACTGTTGATGAAGAAGTAAGCCAACCTGAAGGGGATACCCAGACGGAGCCTGAAACTTCTATTGATAGTAATGAGACAGAATCTCTTGATACTAGTAAGAAAGACTCAACTGACACAAAGGGGGATACTCCGGAAACAAAAGAGTTTGATTACGAAAGTGCGTATAAAAAGGTGTCTGAACCTTTCAAAGCCAATGGCGTTGATATGCAAATTAAGGATCCTGAGGATATCATCCGTCTAATGCAGATGGGTGCTAATTACCAAAAGAAGATGGCACAGTTAAAGCCTAATCTTAAGTTAATTAAGATGTTAGAGAAAAATGAGCTTCTTAACGAAGCAAAATTACATAATCTAATTGATTTATCTAAAAAGAATCCTAAAGCTATCGCTAAGCTTATAGAAGAAAGTGATATAGATCCTTTAGACATCGACAAGGATGTACCTACGGATTACCAACCAACTGATTACTCTGTTACTGATAAAGAGTATAATTTAGACCAAATACTTGATGAAATCAAAGATACTGATACTTTTAATAAAACTATTAACGTTTTGACTAAGGAATGGGATACTGAAAGTAAAACAACTATTTCAGACAATCCTGAAATCATTAGTATTGTTAATACTCATATGAGTAACGGTGTATTTGATCAAGTTAATGCTGTGTTACAACAGGAAAAAACGTTAGGTAAACTAGCTGGTATTCCTGATGTAGAAGCATATCGTCAAATTGCTGAAAACATGCATAAAAATGGTCTTCTTAAATTGCAGAGTGAACAAGGTAGTAATCCTAGTACTACTCCTAAAGTATCAAGTAAGTCTGATACAAACTCACAAGCTAATGCTGATCGTAATAAACAACGAAAAGCAGTAGCACCGGTTAAGCAGACTACTACAAAAAAATCATCAACTGATGAAGATTTTTTAGGATTGTCAGATGCTGATTTTATGAAGAAGTATGCTAATCGGTAATTTTAATTACTATTAAATAGGAAATTACTATGGCTAACGAAAGTGCTTATAATAAACCGTCTAGTACTGCTAGTGGAACTGCTTCGGATATAGGCCCACAAGCAATAACAGACTATTATTTTAAAAAAGCCCTTATTTCTGTTAGGGATCATCAGTACTTTATGCCTTTGGCTGATGTACGTGCGATGCCTAAGAATATGGGTAAAAAGATTAAACAAGATGTATATGTTCCATTACTGGATGTATTAAATACCGGCGATCAAGGAATTGATGCTGCAAGTACTACATTAGTAGCTGGCACATACTCTGCTTGGAATGCTGCTGGAGTTCTTCAAGATGATGATGCTGCAGATAGAGCAGCTGCTGTAACAGCCGCTGGTGCTCTTGGTGAGATTGGATTGAATGATCAGAACTTGTATGGATCTTCTAAAGATACCGGTACGATTAAGTCTAAAATCCCAACTCTCCGTGAACATGGTGGACGTGTTAACCGTGTTGGATTCACCCGTACGCAAATTGAAGGGGAATTACTTAAACGCGGATTCTTTACTGAGTACACTCAGGAATCTATGGATTTTGATTCAGATTCAGATCTGTTATCCCATATTACTGAGGAAGCACTTGTAGGCGCTAATGAGATGACTGAAGCGGAGCTTCAGGCAGATCTTATTACTAATGCAACTGCTAATGGTACTGCTTACTTTTGTTCTGGAGCTAGTGTTGCTCTTGCTGGTTCAACAGTTGCAGCAGGTGCTACTAGAACAGCACTAAAATTGGCTGTTGATGAAGTTGTTACCTACAATGATCTAATGAATCTTTCTATCGCTTTGGACGACAATAAGACTCCTAAGCAAACAAAGATTATTAGTGGTTCTAGAATGGTTGATACTAAAACTGTTAATGGCGGTCGAATTATGTACATTGGATCAGAATTGATTCCTGTAGTACGTAAAATGACTGATATTTCTGGTTCAGTTGTTGGTTCTGGGTTTGTTGGCGTAGAAAAGTACGCTGATGCCGGAAACATCTTAAATGGTGAAATTGGTAGTGTTGACCAGTTTAGAATTATTGTAGTACCAGAAATGCAACATACCGAAAACGGTGGTGCAGCTTCTTCTGATACTGCAGGTACTGGTGATAATGGTGCAGACATTTATCCAATGCTAGTTGTTGGTGATGGTGCATTTACTACTATTGGTTTCCAGACTGACGGAAAAAGTGTTAAATTCTCTATCAACCATAAGAAGCCTGGTAAAGAAATTGCTTCTTTGGATGATCCATATGGTGAGGTAGGATTCTACTCTATCAAATGGTATTATGGATTTATGGCACTTCGTCCAGAACGTCTTGGTATTATTTGGACAGCTAAAACAGCAGTAGCATAATTAATACTGTTTGATTGTCCCTCCGAGCCCTTTAGGGCTCGGGGGACATTCTTTATTACAAGATAAATTATTAAAATAAGAGGAGGAAATAATGGATTTATCAGATATTAAAAGTATGACTAATGAAGAAATTAAACAAGAATTAGAAGAATATGGAGTTAAAGTTCATCATAAAACAGGAACAGTTAAATTAATTGAATTACTTGCATCTATACGTAAAAATCCATCAACAGTAACTCAAGATGAAGTTACTGCAGTTGCAGTTAAAGATCGTCCTTATAAAGATGGACTGCCAGAAGCAAGTAAAGCAGCTATAGAAGCAGCAACAAAGCATTTTCAGTTAACTCCAAAACAATCAGCTATGAAATTAGTTCGTATAGTAGTTACTCCTAATGATCCTCTTATGAGTTCGTATCCAGGACTTATATTTACTGTAGGAGTTTCAGGAATTAACGATGGAAAAATGGTTAAAAAATATGTTCCATTTAACAATGAAGAAGGATGGCATGTACCAAATATTATTCTTCAACAAATTGAACATGCTGAAATGCAAAAATTTAAAACAGTAACTATGCCTAATGGTGATAAGCAATTGGAACCATATATAACTAAAAAATTTAATGTACGAATTTTAGATCCTTTAACGCCAGAAGAAATGGATAAACTTGCTGCAGCTCAAGCAGCTAATCCTGCTTTTAATATAGGAGCTAGCTAATGGCTATTACTATTGCTAATTTAACTGCCAGTGTTTCTACGGATGCTGATAACGTAGTAACAGGTACCGGTGTATTCGATGACATGATGGAAACTGTTAATGCTCATATGGCTGCTCAGTTTAATCTAGGTCGAATTACTGGTAGTGATTACGCAACAGTATACCTAACAGCAATGCAGGCTACTGTACAACAAGCAGTAGCTTACACAATAGGTATGCAAAAAGGTAATGCTGAGGAATCTTTATTACTTCAAAAAGAAGTTACTGAATTTGCACAAACTGACAGATCCACTAAAGTAGCCCCAACTACTACTAGTATTATGGGAGCACAAGCTGCTTTATCTGCTGAACAAGCTAAAGGATTTAAATGGAATGCAGATCAAAAATATCTTAAAACTCTCCTAGATGCTTGGAGTATTAATATCTCTACAGCAGGTGTACCAGCTACTCAAGTAACTGCAATTAATGCAACAGGTACCGGCAATATTAATACTCAGATCACTAACGCAGAACCGACTGGGTAGTTAAATGTCTATTGTCTTAGATGCACTTATATATGTTGCCCCATATGTAGAGGTTATAGCAACTCTAGCAATAGCTGCTGAAACAGCTTATCGGATTTACCAAGTAGTTGAAATAGTTATTGCACTTATAGCGGTCATTTTAGGATATGATGACCAAGTATTAGAATATTATGAAGTTCATAATATTCCTCTGTTTACTGATCAAGAAATAGATACTAGTTTACAAGAAACTGTACTTAAAAGTGTTCGAGGCAACACTAGTCTTATTAGGGATATACTTTACACTCTTACATGGGGAGGGCATAAAACTAATACAAAAAAGTTTATGAGATTTATTGAAGATGGGAATTATTTTGAACCCTTTCCTGTAGTAAACTCTTTTATTTTAACTATAGATTACACTGAATTAACAGCCGCATTAGCTACTTTAAATAGTGTTCCTTGTACTCCTGAGCAATCAGCGCTGTATTCATTAGATAGTTCTACTTGGGTTAAATACTGGCTTCAGGAAAACAAAGAATATAATGTAGGAACTAATACATTAGGAGAAGGATACGTAACAACTAGTACTAGTCCACCTACCCCTGTTGGAGATACAGTTCACGTAATTCCATCTGTTAATCATTACGATGTTAATATAACTAGTATAATAGGTACAGCAGATGATGTATTAGTTGATGAACGGTGGTATGTAGATTTTAGTTCGGTTACTTATAATTCAACTCCAGATAATTACTCAGTTACTGTATACAACACACCTAGTTTGGGAAGTATAAATAGAGTCCTTCCATACACAATACCTAGCAAACCTGTACAATTACATTATATTTCATATTATTATAGAGATAGTGCCCCTTCTAGAACATACTTATTTATATATAAAGTAGGTGAGGGAACTTATACTGATTTAGATGTTATAGAAAATTCTATTAATGAGGATGGTACGATATTACAAACAATGCCCGCTATTCCATTAAGATTAAGTAATTCTAATTTTACTACTTTTGGTGCAACTAAAGTTGCTCAGATTAAATCCTTATGCGATACACTTAGTCTTGATGCTGAATCATTAATAGCTAGAGTTATGACTGATCCTAACTCAAATCCAGGAGATGTAGACAATGTCTATGTTAATTTTGGTGTGCGTATGTGGGATACTTCTCAAACAGGAATGTCGTATTTATTTAGTATGTTTGAGAATTTATACCCTTCACAAGGAGTTACACAAGGTACTTATAACAATTCTATAGCAGGAGATGAAAAACCCCAAAATAACATAATTACTACATCATTAGATAATAAACAAATATTTCAATGGTCATACATTACATATGAGCATTTTTCAGTATCTGAAATTAACGCAGATAGTGGTAGTACTGAAAACGGCATATACTATTCAGATATGTCTAAATTTGATTCTAATAACATTATACAATTTTCGTATTATGTTTCTTCTGGTAAAGGAACCTATAATGTAGGGTATAAAGCGGATACTTTAGCTGAAGTACAAGATTTTTTAGATGGTAATGGTGTAATAAACCCTGGTACTACTACTACAGAGGCTGCTAATTGGATGCAACCAACTGTTAGAATGCCTTATAATAATTCTACTCCTAATTTATTAAATTCAGATGGAACTGCTAGTACAGCAATCTTTATTACTCCTGACTTAGTGTATGAAAATAACGGATCAGGTGTATTAAAAGGAGTTTCAGCAGCTTCAGAAGCTACAACTGTAGGACAGTCAATTACCTATTATTGTTGTAAACCTTCAGGATTAGACGCGTATACCGTAGTTGCTCCAATTGGTGCTTTAAGAGTTATTGATGGAGATACTGCTAAATTTAAATTTGTTAAATTTAATTTGGGACATAAAAATGATTTAATGGTCCCATTCATTCATACTTTTGTTAAAGATTTATCTGGTAATTTAGTTACTAGATTACTATTAAAAGGCTGTCATTTATCTATTTATATTGCTCATTACGAGGTTATTGTACCGGAAACAATGCCTGTTTGGTTAGCTATAGTATTGCTTATTGTTATTGTAGTTACAATTATTGTAGCTATTGAATTTGGGCAAGAATCATATATGTGGATAGAAGCTATAGCAGTTAGTATTGCATATCACGGAATTACCCATGCAGTAACTCAAGCACTTATTCTATATGTAGTAGCACAAATAGTAACAGCTATGACTGTAGCTTTTTTAATCCGCTTAATGATTGCAGAAATAGCAGAGGTAAATGAAGAACTTGCATTAGCACTTAGTGTAATAGCTGCTGTAGGTACAACATGGTATTTTTCTGGTAGTAACCCACTTACTACTATGGATTACGCACAAATATTTGTTGCGTCTATTGATTATGTAAATGTAGTTGTAGGTGTACGTGTAAAAAGTATAGAAGAAGAATTAGCATTAGAAACTTCTCAAGCTCAAGCAGAACAAGATAGAAAAAGAAATAAACTTAAAGCACATCGTGAAAAATATGATGATATTATTGATTTTTCACCAGATTATTCAAATATAATTACACGAGTTATATCCAATAGTAACTATAGTAAACATCCAGAGTTACTTTATTCTACTTCTAATAATTATCATGAATATACTTGTAATATACCTTATGCATATGAAGAAAATATAACTCATCAAATTGAAAGCAAACCACAGTATATTTAATTAGTTATATAAAAATAGACAAATATAAGTAATAGAGGTAATATTAACTACTAATATGTATTAAGTAATAGGAGCTAAATTATGGCACTTAATAAGCAATACTTTAAAAAATTAAGAGAACTGGGTATCCTAGGGCAACAATCACAATCCGATCAAACTGAATATATGGGAAAATCATCAGGAATTTTTGGAAGGGATTTAGACGCATATCAATCATTATGGCCGTCTTCACCTAATTCTAATTTTGGTCAACTCGCTAATCCTAGTAATAAGGACGATAACCTCTATAATCTTGGAATCAATGATGCTAGTGAGGGAAATGCAGATAGCGGATTTGGATGGAATAAAGGTACTGCAGATACAATAGGAGCAGGATTTAGTGGTATTGGTAATTTAGCTAGGGGTTGGGCTGCTATTAAAGGTTTAGGTATAGCAGAAAAGCAATTAGATGAAAATACACGACAATTTAATCAGAATTATGGTATGCAGGTAAAAGCACTTAACGCTAATGTACTTAAAGATAATAATCGTACTAAAGAAGTAAATTTATGGAAGAAAAAACAAGGTCGTACTGACTATAGAGATCTTGTACCTGCACTTGCTTAATTAAATAGTATAACTTAGGAGATTTCTTATGGCTAGGTCTGGAAACTTTATCCCTATAACTTGGAGAAACGTCACTGGTCCCAGTAATGCTTCTGCAAATGCTTTATTAAAAGACTCTGGTGAACAACTAGGTAGTGCTATTGAAGGACTGGGTACTAATGTTAGTCAATTTGCAGATGATAAGCAGAAAAGAGAAACAGATGAATTTATTTCTGAGTTAAATGCTCTTGATAGTGATGAAGAGCGACAGGATCTATTAGGTAGAGCTGAAAAAGGATGGCTTGATATGAATCAAGCTAATACTGCTGTAACTGAAGCGAGGGCTCAAGACTTTTTAATAGCTGATGAAACTAGAGCACAAGATAAAGCTCTAATGGATAAGAAATCTTATGATGCTAAAATGGCTCAAGACCTACTTGATAATACGCATAAAGCTAAAATACGAGAACGGGAAGAAGCTAAATTTAACAGAACTAAGGCAGCTAGATTACAAAAAGAAGAAAATGACCTTACTTCTGCAACCGAAACTGCTTTAAATAATGCAGAAAGATCAAAAATTAGGAGTGCACGTAAATCTTATTTTAATAGTATAAAAAATGCAAAGACTAATCAAGAAAAACAAACAGCTTTAGGTATATTTGAAAAAGAAACAAGTGGAATGACTTTATCTGCAGAAGAAACAACTTTAATGAATAAATCACGAAATAAGGTATTAAATAAATATGCTCAACAATTAAAACCTGAAGTAACAAATGATTTTTTAAAGTTATTAAATAGTAATTTACCAGAAGGTACAGCGTCATTTGACAACATAGCAAAAGTTCCTGAGAGATACTTTGGAGCGCAATTAAAAACTGATTTAACAGAAGAGTTAGTTAATAAATTAATGACTGTCCCTGGAGTAACAAGGGAAACTGCAGAGTCACAAGCAAGTTCATTAATAACTAAAAATAATTTTCTATCTCTTAGATTTGCTGAAGAACAAAGAAGAGTATCAACAGAATTAAAATTAGCTGGAATAGTAGAAGCTAAAGTTGTAAAAGATTTTGATATAGATATGACTGAAATTGGAGACTTAAACCGAGATCCTGCTAATTTTATTGCTGATAGAATTTCAGCAAGAATTCGTAAAAAACATGGCACTTCTCTTCAGTCAGTTGATGCAACAGAATTAGAAAACCTTGTTGTAGATACTACTGAAAAAATACGTAGTAATTTAAATTATTCTAATTTAAACGAAATAGAACAAGCAAATATAAATTTAGGAATACTAAGATATATGGCTTCTATTAAGTATGATCCAGGTTGGTTTGATAATGACTTTGCAGGTATGTCAACTAATGATTTTACAATTAGAAATAATGACGTTATAGATATGCAATCTCATGAATTATTAAATGGATTACAAAAAATGTATCCTTCTAATACTAAAATAGGAAAATTACTTGGTACAGCAACAGGAAAAAGTTCTGGAACTAAAACAAAATCATCCACAACAGCTAACTACAGTAACAAGATACAAGGAAATCTTTTAGATAATCTACAACCAAAAAATGCAATTGATCAATACCGGCAAGATGCAGGTGAAGCCCCTTTTGATGCGAGAAATATTATCCCTGATTTACTTGGAGTTAGTGAAGCGCACTTAGGAGTTAAATATGGTAATAATCCCACTATTGCTGCTAATACTAAAGAAAGAAATGAACTAGCGGCAGCATTAAGAGTAAGGCAAAATGCACGACAACAACAAGCTGGTCAAGAATTAAAGAATCAGGAAATACAAGAATTACTTGAAAAGTATAAAAAAGGAGAAAATTATAAACCTCTCTCCTCAAAACAAATCTCCAGTAGTTTATTTGGTCGGTAACTACTATGACTTTTGAAGAACGAGTTTCATCATTTAAAAATGAGCTTTCTCGAGCTAAATCCCAATCAGTAACAGATTTAAATAGTATTAAACAGCAAATTTTATTTCCTACTGATCTTTCTAGTATCTATAATTTAAGTGTAAATCCCACTACTGCATCTAATTTAATGCAGCTAGAACCAAATTCATCTACTGCTAATAACCTATTAGAAATTGGAACAGCTGCTCGTAGAGTAAACTCTGACTCTCCTATTGTAGAACAAGAAGGAAATATATCTAAACATGCTGATGGACTTTATTCAGTTGCAACAGCTGAAGGAAAAACTCTTAGCGGGTTAAATGAATTAACTGCTCGTCAATTAGCAGGGTACAATCAAGAAGATTTTCGTGCAGTAAAAGAAGGAGCTCCTAAGGATTTTCTTAGTACTAAAGCAAGATCGATTGGACAGACTGCTATTGATTTAGGAGTTCAAGGGGCTTCTATGTTTACAGGAGCAACTACGTTATCCGAAACGGTTAATTCATATAATAGATTTAGTGGACGTGTTTCTATTACAGATGCTGATATTAATCAATATCGAGCTATTACATCTGCAGATAAAGAACTAACTCCTGCACAGCAAATATTTCAAAATTCCACTAAATTTCAAAAACTTATTAGTTTAGATAAAGATGCTCAGAAAAATAAATCACAATTTGATGCTATTAAAGAATTTGGTACAAATCTTAAATCTAAAATTCCAGTAAATAGAAGAGAACAAGTTGCTGCTAAAATAGCATTTGATACTATTTCCAAAAATGAAGGTAATTGGGCAGCTGCTTGGCACACCATAACAAATGATTTAGGTACTCTTATAAGTGCAGGCATAGATAGTGTTCCTTACATGGTTGCGTTTACTATAGGAGGACCTGTTGCGCAGACAGCTATTCTTACTTCGTTAGCTATTGGTAAAGGACGACAAGCTATTGAAGAATTTAGAACTAAATATGGCAAAGAGCCCACTGCAAAAGAAGTTACTCGTATTAAAATATGGGCTGCTGTAGGTACTGTTGCAGAAAAATATGGTGATATGGCAGCTGTAAGAGCCATTCCTGGAAAACTTGCTTGGATTAAAAAAACACAACAAGCTGCTAAAGAGAACACCCCACCTAATATTCTTAATTTAGCTGTATTTAGACCTACATTAGGTCTTGCTGGAGAAGGATTATCTGGAGCTATTACTTCAGCTTCAGAACAAATGGGCGAATCTGGAAAGATTACTGATACAGGTGCTATTGCGTATGATGCTATTGCTGAAGCTGCAGGTACACCTGGAGGCATATCAACTATGGTTGCTGGTAGTGCAGCATACAAAGCTACTAAATCAATTAGTAAAGCTG